CGCACAAAATTAGCGAAATTCAATTTAATGCGCAATTCATCCTCGGTAATTAGCTGTTTTTCGTACAATTCTAATACTTCCGGACGTGTCAAATGTCGGTACGGCTCCAATTCTGCCAACACTAACATACGTTGCATTTGTATTGGGTCGTGTCTGTACTCCGTTTCGATAATCTGATTTTGTAGCGCATCCAATTCCCCCTCGCTTGCTCCGCTTTCTTTCGCCATCTTATAACGTTCTCGCAATTGGGTTGCATCAGACAAATAAAACTCGGTGCCATAATTGATTTTTGCCGAAATAAACATTGTTCCATAACGCAAACGGCAAACGGTTTCGTCAACGAACTTTTGCGCCGCCTCAAAGCCTTTTTTTACTCGGTTTAATACCGTGCTTTGGCTTTCAAAATTGGCTTTAATTTGCTGTTCATTTAATGCTTCACGGGTTGTTATTTCCTCGTTGGTACCAACAACCGCCGTAATTATGTTTGTACGCAACCGTTCTTCCTCGCTAACGTTATAATCCAAACTATTACGGTCAACGGTCAACATCTGAACCGGGTTGCGCAAATCCGGCTGTTTGTCGCCGTCCGGTACCGGAATTTCAATGAATGAACCAACCCCGACAATTCGTTTATCTCCGCATTTCGGGCAACGCATCAATAAACCCGCTTGGTCTAATTTATAATAGCCTTGTTTATCTTTCAAAAACCCGCCGTCGCAATAATCGCCGTTTTCGCCGTTCGTAAAATCGCAACTTTGTTCATATCCGGAATAAATCGGGTACGACCCGTACATATCCAAATTTTTCTTTGATAAATGATAAAAAAGGAACCAATCTAAACTTTCCAACTCGGTTGTTAACGGGGACGCCTTAACGTCCGGTTCTCTCAAACTCAATGGTTCGTTCCAAAAAAAACGTGCTGGGCAATATCCCAAATCGTGCGGGCTATCAATCAGCAATTCGCCAATATTGCCTTTTTCCTCGGTAAATACCCGGTATCGTTCATCGTCAATTACGGCAATACGGTTGTCGTCCTGCCGGAATATTATCCAACGCATAACGCCCGTTGTTTTGTCTGCCTTGTATGAAATAACGTGTTCTATTGGCAACCAATAAAAGTACGGTTGCGGGTAATTATCGCCGGGGGATTGCTCTTTTGGCAAATCAACAATTAATACGCTGTTAATTTCGGTTTTGAAATATTCCCATCCCTTTGTGCTCCAAATTTCGGGTTCTTCCAATACGTGTTGTCTGTAATACTCCCAATCGTCCCTTTGTTCGCTGTTCATAAACTGATAATTGAACGCCGGGTTACGACCGTCAAAAATGCGGCTCAACTTATCAAAACAAACGCCCGTTACCTCGTTTGTCTTTACGGGGTAACGGAACAATGTTTTGAACACTTTGAATTTGTCTGCGGGTATAAGGTTTGAAACATAAGCCAAAAAATCGGTCACGGGTTGCGTAATGTATGGCGTCAACGCCTTTTCCGCATGAAATCGTATGCGGTTTTGGTGGTAAATCGCCCTATTTATCGCCGCTTTGTTCCGTGGCTCCGTTATCTGCTTTTTTATTTCTCTTATATCTAAG